AAGTCCGATTACCTCTCTACCCGGTACAAAGTATCACTTCAGTAAAGACAATCGATACGGTGGGAACTGAGACTGCTCTAACAAACAACCAAGACTATTATCTCACCGGAGATACTCTAGTAATAGATACTGTGTACGGATGGGAAGTTCCTGACGATAGAATAAGGCTAAAGGTTGTATATGTCGCAGGGTATAGTTCTATACCTTCTGGGCTAACTCTAGGAATAAAGAAGCTAGTAGCATCTAACTATGAGGATCGCCAAGATGTAGTAGAAGGAAACGTATCAATGATGCCAAATAGTAGCAAAGCGCACTTTAAGAGATACGCAAAGCTATGAAAACTAAGTCTCGACAAATAAACATCGGGATGATGAAACAGAGAGTTACGATACAGTATTACTCTCTAACGTCAGATGGAATGGGTGGCAATACTAGAACCTGGAACACTCTCGGTACTGTATGGGCTGATGTAAAGGCTCTGTCAGGCTCTGAGGCGCTCGAAGTAGGTGGATTGAAGGGTAAGACTAAGTATAAGATTAAAACCCGTTACAGAGACGATTTCGTAAGCGCCGGGTATTCGAGAGATACTTATGATCATCTATTAAGATTGCAGTACGATGGAAAAGAATTAAATGTAGAATACGCTATCAACTCAAACGAAGATAATGCCGTTACTGAACTTATAGCATTTGCAGAATGATAAGCGTTAAGGCCGATATAGCATCTATACAAAAGACATTAAAAGCATTAGATTCTTTAGGTGAGAAGGTACGCAAATCGGCAGAGAAAGAAATTGAGCGTTCGGCGCGTAACATCGAAAGAGATGCCAAGAGAAAAGCGCCAACCGGAGCAAATAATAGGCTAAAGACTTCTATCGATGTAAGAGGCTCGCAATTATCTCGTGAGGTATTTACCGATGTTCGGTACGCTCCTTATGTCGAATTTGGTACAAAGTCAAAGATTAAGATACCTCCTGGATTAGAAAGCTATGCAATGCAATTCAAGGGCAACAAAGGAGGCTCATTTGAGGACTTTGAAAAGAACATAAAAGTATGGGCAAAGAGAAAAGGCATTCCGGAGGAGGCCGTATATCCGATTATGATGTCTATTCTACACAATGGTATAAAAGCGCAACCGTTCTTATTTCCGGCATTCTTTGCGGAGCAACCTCAATTATTAAAACGACTAAAAAAGGTGTTACGTGGCATTAAATAAGATGCATAAAGAAACCGGAAGGATGCTCAAGGAGGATAATACATTTATCAACCGAGCGGACTATATCTATAACTCACATCGGGATTATTACAAGAGAGTTTCAGATTTCGGCGTTGATATAGTAAAGGGAGAAGTTCCAGGACATACCGTAATACATAAATTCGGTCGAAATAGTGCGGTTTCCTCTAGTTTTGTACCAATTTGTGAATCAGGTTTTTACCGAACGCCAACAACCAACACGGCTTTAGAAGTAGTGAGTACAGACGCAGACGATAACGCAAGCGGAGCAGGAGCGAGGACTATTTATTATGAAGGTTTACAAGTGCAATCCGGTTCTCTAGTAGTGGTATCTGATGTGGTAGAATTAGACGGAACGACTGCGGTTGCATTACCTGACTCTCTTATCCGTCTTTACCGGTGGTATGTTGCTAGTAGTGGCGTATATGCCTCTCAAAGCGTTGGAAGTCATCAAGGCGATATAAGCATCCAAGAGAGCGGAGCAGGCAACGTATGGGCTAAAATAGCAATCGACACCTTTGGAAGGGGACAATCACAGATTGGTGCATACACAGTTCCAACAGGGTACAGTGCTTTTATGACAGATATCACATCGTCAGTTGAAAGTGACAAGGAAGCTGAAATTTTGTTGTTTCAAAGAAATGGGGTTCTGAACACAACTGCACCATACGATCCAATGAGATTGGTCACAGAAATTAGTTCTGCAAAAGGTGTTCAGTCAATCAATTTCAGTTCACCATTGAAGTTTGAAGAAGAAACTGATATCATATTTTTTGCAAAACAAAAGAAAGGGGATACACCTGCAACAATTGATTTCACACTTTACCTCATAGAAAATGGCTAAAGATCCAACCACAGAATTACAACAAGCGTATTACACGCTTTTAACCGATGCGCTCGCGGTAAATGTATATGATGAAGCGCCGGCCGATGCTACGTATCCTCATGTACAATTCGGAGATACTACGCTAACCGACTCCAGCACAAAATCCGAGTTTATGGATGAAGCAACCTTTTCTCTGTCGGTGGTGGACAGATACGCACTAGACTCGGGTACTCGGACATATATCAACGCGATCGTAAACACTATCAAGGAAACGGTAAGAACTAGAGCCGATGTGTTCGGTATGACTAGCTTCGATGTAGTTTATACGGTAGTCGATAATGATATCTTTCGCCAAGAGTACACCGGCACTTATACTTATTGGATTCGTGAGTTACGATTCCGACATAAGATAGAGGAAAAATAGTCGCACGAATTTCGTATCTTTTAACACAACTAACAACTAAACAAATAGAAAAATGGCAATTAACGGAACACTTGTATTAGTAAACGCTCAAGGTAGTGCTATTGCTTCTACTACTGATGCTACACTAAACATTGAAATGAATGCTCCTGATGCTTCTACTAAAGGCTCTGCCGGATGGGCGGAAAGCATAGCAGGTCAGAAGTCTTGGAGTATTGATGTTGATGGTTTAGCTACATTCGACTATTCTAGCGGTAACGTTCAAGAATTAGCAGGATATTTAACTGGCAGAACATCGGTTGCAGTACGTTTCTTACCTAACTCAGGAGTCGCTTTTTATGGTGATGCTTATATGACTTCTGTTTCAATCGGCGCTCCTAATGAAGATGTTGCTACTATAAGTGGTACATTTACTGGAGATGGCGAATTGAAAAAGGTAGAAATAAGCTAAGATGAAGCAAGAATTAACGCTCAAAATCGGCGGAAAAAGACGCTTACTTAAATTCGGAACTAATCAAACGGCTATTTACTGCGACAAATATGACTTGTCTTTGGTAGGTTATACTGAGTCATTATCCAATGATAAAGTAAAACCTGGAAACCTTAGAGATTTGATATGGAGTGCATTAGTGGCCGGCGCTCAGTACAAAGGTCAGGAAGTAGATTTTGATGAATTAAAAGTAGGCGATTGGATAGATGATCTATCTCAGTCTGATTTAGATAGCGTGTTCAATGTACTCTCTCCTAACGAGGGGGAGAGCGAGCCGGGAAACCTTTAGAGTGGCAAGAACTCTTTTCCCTCTGCAAGCAAGCAGGAGTTTCTCGGCAGGAATTTTGGGAATTATCTTGGAAGGAAGTTTCAGCAATACTCAAGTCTCTAAATGAGCAAAGGATGCACGAATGGAATTTAATGAGACATAATGCTTATTTGATTTCAGTATATTCAGATTTAGAGGGTAAGGCTAGAAGGAAACTAAAACCTGAGACAATGTTCCCTCTTGACATAGACAAAAAACGAACAACCATATCGCACGATGAGAAGTGGAAACTTCATAGATTGATGCGGAGGATGAATAGAGATGGCTTCCTTAGCTGATTTAAATGTACGATTAGGAGCGGATGTCTCCCCATTAGCTAGAGGATTGAATCAAGCAAAGGGAAGTATATCATCTTTTAGTGGTTCTGTTCAAACGGCAAACGCAGTTCTCAAGCGTACTAATAATACAATCTTAGAGGTTGATTCTGCTATTGAAGGACTTGAGCAGGCCTATGTCAATGCAAGAACGGCTCAAGCAAGATTCGCCATTGGCGCAAAGATAGGACAACTCCGCACATTAAAGGCCGATATGATGGGTGCGGAAAGTGCGGTTCAATCAATGGGTGGAGGATTTAGTTCTACCGGAATGGCGGTTGTCAACTTTAACCGAGTTGTTCAAGATGCGCCGTTTGGTATCTTAGGGGTTGCCAACAACATTGAGCCTCTGTTATTGTCATTCCAATCATTAAAGAAAGAAGCCGGATCAACCGGAATGGCATTGAAGCAACTTATTAAAGGAGCTTTTACTGGGCCAGGTGCTTTGATTACGGTTTTCTCTGTCGTTTCTAGTTTGGCTATTGTATTCTCTCGAAGGAGTAGAGATACTGGTAAAGCAGGAGAGGAAGCAAGCGAAGGGATTAGCAAACAAGCCGAAGCATTGAGAGATGTTGCTCAAGCGTATGAGTCTCTCAATCAGCAAACAACCGAACAAGCGATTGAAAACGAGATAGCTTTTACTCAAGAAGTTCTTGATAATACAAAGGCTTTACAAAAAACAAAAGATACTATTGATGCACTTAGAATAGCTTCCGCAGGTGCAGGAGGAACGGCAGTTGCGCTTACAGATGCACAGAGAGAACAAAAAGCAGAAGCGATTAAAAATAGAGATGCTCTTCAAAGCCTTATAGATTTATACGGAGAGGATGCATTAACCGTAGAGGATTTAGAAAAGAAAATTACCGATTTAACTAATGCTAAGAATGGTCTTAATAATAGCACAAGAACAGAGGTGCAACTAGGGAAGGTAATACAAGATCAACAAGTTAAAACGGCGCAAGCTACAAATAAGCTAACGGCAGGGCTAGAGAATGCAGAGGCAGAGGCAGGATTTCAAGCTATCACTCTTAGCACGTTAATAAAGCAATATAGATCATTAGCTAATGAGAATGAGGATTTTGTCCCGGTAGTTATAGCTTTACAGAAACAACTTGACACATTAAGCAAAGAATATGAAGATGTAACTGGTAATGTTCTTGATGCAGATAAAGGAATAGCTCAACTTATAGCAACCGCAAAGGAAGAGCCAGGATTAGGTATAGATTTTTCTGAGTTAGATGCAGAATTAGCAGGCGTATCACAAGAGTTAGAGGCCTTCTTTGCATCAGTTGAGGCGTTAGAGAATCCATTTGCTCCAATGGTTGGATCTGTTGCGGATTTAAATGAAAAAATGACACAGTTGAAGTTTCTTCAGTCATTGACTAGCGATCCGGAACAATATGCTCTTTTCGGCGAGCAAATAATGATTTTAAAAGGTCAAATGGCTTCTTTAACCGGTCAAACCGGAGAATTAAGTAATGGGCTTCAGTTTGTTGATGCTTTAGCTAAAACCTTCGTCAATAACTTTGGACAAGGAATGACGAATATAGTAATGCAAGGCGAGAAGCTACAAGATGTTCTCAAGAATATCGGCAAGCTATTATTAAGCTCAGCAATACAATTAGGTGTTTCTCTACTATTGACTGGGGGAATAGGAGGCAAGGTTGAGGGTGGATTATTAGGAGGATTGTTTCCTAAATTAAAAACGCCATCAATAGACGGAGGAGCATTAGCAAGCGCCTCATCAGTAGCTAGTTCGGTTAGAGGTAATAATGTTAATTTAAGCGGAGAATTTAAAGTCAGAGGAACAGATTTAGTATTGAGCCTAGAAAGGGCTAATCAAGTGATAGGGCGATGAGTTACGGATTATATAAATACATTGTAGCGAAGGAATTATCCGGAGATACGGGCAATATAGAATTTAGAATCGAGCTATGGAAAAAAAGTTATTCCGGCTCAACCGAACAATTAGAGGGCGCAGGTAGTTATTTCGATCATAACTACACTAAAATAAACTCTAGGAATCCATTCAATAAGCCGGTTAATGATTCCGATCTTAGTATGTTCTTTCACGTACAGAACTCTAGCCATCTTGCGTTACTTACAGAGATACAGAATGCCGATGAGGATGAGTTCATTCTCAAGAAGAAAGTAGGTAGCTCGTATGATTGGCAAGGTAAAGTAGTCAATGACTTACTAGAATACGAAGAGGGAGATTATCCTTTTACCAGTAAGATAACTGCAAAGGACTTAACCTATCTCAAAGGCCAGGAGTACACATTAGCTACGGGATATGAGAAGATTATTGTAACTCTAGCCGATGTGCTTGGTGATTTGGGTTTTGGTATAGGTTTTAAGACTCATACTAATTGGGTTGAGAACAATTCTACTACATCAGATGACTTTTTAAATCAAGTCTATCACGACAAATTCGCCTTTAGAAAGTACGCAACCTCTACAACGGTAGATGATCAGCCTATAACGAAATACGAGGTCTTAGAGCGAATATGTAGAAACCATCAGCTTATACTCCGCCAAGTTAATGGTCAATGGTATATCTATCAGCTATCTGAACTGAGCGATCCTACTAGCTTAAATATCTTTAGCTATAACTCAAGCGGTACTCAAACCGGAACGGCTACTCAAGACATTACTACCGACATTGATAATAGTGATTTATACTCATTACCTTCCGGATCAAACAAGATCAATCCGGCTATCAAGAAGGCTACTGTCGTATTCGATCACAGAACCGGAACGACTGAGCAGTTTGTGAATGCCGTTGTTCTTAGTAGTTTGACCGATCCGGCTATTCCGAATGCTAGATTCTCGATGAACTTTAACGGTAGCGGAGATGAGTACGTTATAGTGCAGGGCGGAACGTATGCTATATGTTCAAGAGATTATCAGTTCAACAATGAAGAATTTCCGCAATCTGCCTATCTGCTTAAATCATCTCAGTATTATTGGATAGAAGAAGCGCAGAAATGGCAAGAAGTAGCAGATATTACTAATACAAGAGAATCGGTTGCTCCTGGTAATATAGATACCGGCAATAATAAAATTAGGCTAGTAAGTAATGACTTTAGACACGGAGACGTAATAAGGCTTGAGTCAGGATTCACAACTGGCACAGATGCAGATACAGAATATTATCTTATCGATGTATCAGGTGAGGTAGCAACTGGATCGGATACTCTTTACTATCAGATATCAACCGAGCCTGATGGAACTCCGGTAAGTTTAGGAAGTGTAAGCGGATCAAATAAATATGCTTATCGTGTAAGTAATAGACAACAGATGACCAATAGAACTGTTCCCTTTGGTGGTACAGTTTGGTGGTGTGATTTTAGCTTTACGACAAGTAGCATTCCGGCTGATTCAGACGAAGATGTCCAGTTTTACGCTATGGGAAGCGTTATGCCTCCTATCACTACTGATGTTCCTGAGACTCAATACTGGATATATGTAGATTCTACTAATCAATGGAGAGATTTAAGTGTATCAGTCAGAGATGTAGTTACTTCTAACGGTGATTCTATCACCTATGAACTTGAACAATCAGGAAACTTCTCGACTGAGTTGTCTTATGATTCGGTTTACTTTGGTGATGGCCCATTAGATTACTCTCGATCTGCTTTAGCAATTACTACAACGACACCGGCGGACACTCCTACTAGCCAATGGGATTTTAGAGGAGGCTCAACAAATAGTAACTTCTTCAAGATATGGCTCAAGGAAGTATTAAACTTTCAGAGAGGCAACAGAAGAAACCTATCAGCAGAGTTATACGGATTTTATGATGGGTATCAAGTTCTAAGCTACGAATCAAAATACTTCTTTTTTCTAGGTGGTACTCATACTGGCAGAGGCAACATTTGGTCAGGTGATTGGATAGAGATTAACATAGCAACCGGTACAGATACTTTTACAAGCTATGTAGATGCTACTAACTCTGTCGGATCAGGTGGAGGTACGGGAGGAGGAGCGCCATCAACTTCTGAAGGAACGTATTTAGAGGTGGCAAATAACTTATCTGATGTAGAGAGTGCTTCTACTTCTCGAACAAATTTAGGCTTAGAGATTGGCGTTGATGTCCAGGCTTGGGATGCTCAGCTAGATACACTTTCCGGACTTAGCGCCGGCCAGGCAGATGATATAGTAGCTATCACAGAGGCAGAATACACGCAAATACAGAACATCGATAGCGTAACCATATCTAATACTCAATGGGGATATCTCGGCGCTCTAGATCAAAATCTGACAACTATAAGCGATGTACAGTTTGATGATATAACTGCTACCGGTGTTATAAGAACCAATGAGCTAGATGCTCAAGCTGATCTAGTATGGAATACTGCCACAGAAGTTTGGAATACAAGCGACTACTATTTTACCGGTGCAATAAATCTAGCAGGTAGCTTATACATTACCGATGAATTAGATGTAGCAGAATCCTTAACGGTAGGTACTACATTAGATGTAAGTGGAAATACGACATTAGGTGGCACGTTAAACGTAACTGGTAATACCACAATATCCGGAACGCTAGATGCTCCTACATTAAACACCGGTCAAGGCGATAACGAGTTATACGCTATGAACCAAGATGTTCAGACTAGCGACTCAGTTACCTTTGATACTTTAGCGATTACAAATAATGCTTCGGTAGGTGGCTCGCTAACTCTAACGGGTTCGGCTGACTTCAATAGTACAATGAACCTACAAGGCAATCTAACAACGCAGGCGAATTTAGCAGACGATGGATTCAGTGAAGGGTGGGCAGGTACTAATTGGAAAATAAACGCAGACGGTTCGGCTGAATTTGAAGAAATGCGGATTCGTGGTGCGCTTCGGGTGTATGAGTTTATAGCGAAGCAAATTAGCACGATAGGCGGTAGTGAGATATTAAGCATAGCGCAGGGTAGAGTAGTAAGCGCAGGAAGCGGAGAGATTGAAATTGAGAATGTAACGGGTTCACCTGGAAATTCCTTCAAGGCAGGGGATTTATTTATCTGTCAAGTGGTGGATATAAACAATGATTTAGAAAGCGGTGGTACTGGTTCTATTGTGAAGTCGGTTCGTGGCTTAGTGGATTCTGTATCGGGTAATGATCTAACCGTTACCATTGAATCGGGTTCTTTGAATGACTTAGAGCAAGGCGATTTAATAGTCGGCTATGGTAGTACTTCGGATGCTGATAGGCAGGCGATAATGTATCGAAACGTTGATAGGTCAGAAGACAATCTTATAATGAGATTACAGACTGGCGTAAATGAATTTAGTAAGCTACAAGCTGAAGCAAATACTAGGGTGGCTTTTGGGGATTTAAACGGTTATTCAGGATTAAGTACGGAAACCTTCGGATTCTTTGCAGGTGATAATTCAAACGAACACATTTTAGTTACTGATGGTGGTTTGTTCCTAAAGGATGGAGCTAGCACACTTGCACAATTAACAAGCAATACCTTCAAGGTAGGCGATGGCACTAATTTCCTATCTTTTAATGGTTCTTCATTTGATATACAAACCGATACATTTGATTTAAACACTACAAATCTAGATATAAGTAGTGCGAATGAAAATATAGTAATAGGCACTAGCAGTTATTTG